CCTTGCGGCTGTAGCACCCCCGTAGAGGTAGCACTGGCCGCGGCCTGCACAGAGTCAGGGCCTTCAAGGTAGATGTCAGCGGTGAGCGAGAACTGATTGCTCATACGATTTGGTGTACCGTATTGTCTCAAATGTGACAAACGCTTTTTCTTGTGCAAGCAGTCGTGCATTGCCTTGTGCGGCTTGGTCCATCCACGAACTCAACGCCAAGAACGTCTTCGTCATCTTCGCCGTCGCTAAAAAGATCCTCAGAACTCAGCACGGCTATGCCTCCTGAGAGTTGAGTTTCTTTGCGACCTTGTTTGCAAAAGACCTACCAGCGTCGCCGCCCCACATTGCCCATGCGATTCGTCCGTTGCTCGGATAGCCGTCTTGGCCTGGCGACCAACCCTTGCCCTGCTTGTCCACTTCGTGGCGGGCGAAGAACGAAACCATTCGCTTGATCGTGTCTGCCGAAAGATTTCGGCCTGCAGCGATGTCCCTGGCGCGTGCGATCCCGACCTCAGTGCCGCCACGCCCAAACTCTCTGCGCCACTCCAATCCACGCGCGGCCTCTTCCATAGCGGCACGCGGCGGCTTGTAGCCGTCGGAGGCAAAAACGTCATCTTCCTCTTCGTATTCCGGCTCCTCTGCCTCTGTCTCGTCCTGTGGCTTGCCGGCGACCGGCTCAGACTGCGGCGATTGGATGATGCCCAGTTCACGCATCAGAGCGAGTTCCCTCGCCCGCTGCGTCAGTTCGACCTCCCAGTCCTTGCCAAGCGCCGCATACTCGGCAGCAAGCGTCGTGGTGTTTGCGTCGAGGCGAATCTGCTGTGCCGAGGCTTCCGACTGTGGGTCGATGTGCTCGCTTCCATCCCAGACCCACGACCACTGCCAGCCGACAACAGGGCCCGCGCCGTCTGGAATCATGCCACGAATGAGCGTGGCCTCTTCGGCCCAGGCCTTGAAGAGGCGATTGAGGATGCGGGACTTCAAGCCCTCGCGGTCGATCTTGATCGACTTGAAGTATGTCTGGTGGTCAAGGCGGCCACTGCTGTAGTTGTACGAACTGCTGTTGCACGCGGCCACGTTGAAGGGCATGTTCAAGCAACGAGCGATCTCGTTGAGGATCTCCGACTTGAAGTTGCCGTAGGTGGTCGTGGGCTGTTCGCTCTGCATTTGGCCCAACTGCCAGCCTTCCGGCAGTGCCATCATGGAGCGAGGCTGAATGTTCAGCGGCACGAACGGCTCAACGTCTGGCAGTTCGTTCGCAGGAGCGTTGGTGAACAGCACTGCCGCAAAGTCTGCCGCAGTTTCCGCCGCCGCCAGCGTCGCCAACGTGTAGCGGCGAAGCATGGCAAATAGCGGCAGGGCTGGCGTCAACTCCGGGACACCGCGATTCTCGTTCGGCCTGCAAGCGCGGAACGTGTGCATCATCATGGATGCGTCGATGCGGTCGTACTCCATCGTCGGGAGGTTGTACAACGCACCGGGATGCTTCTTGAGCAGATGGTAGAAGTTTGGGTTTCCCGCCGCATCAAACTCGATGCCGTCAACCTCGCGAAGGAGCCAGGGAGTTGGCGATGCGACCTGATCGGCTTCGATGAGGCGGAGGTCGAGTTGCACTCCCTCGAGCCGGGGATTGCTGACCATCATGGCGAACGCCTCGCCGTCTACGCACTGAGCGTGACGCATCGTCCGAAGCTTGTCGGCAAGCAGAATCGCTTCCATCCATGCGTGAAAGTTCTGCTCGATGACGCGGTCGGCCTTGGGGCTCGCGCTGTTTACCTTGATTCGCGGACCTGTGCCAACAACGTCGTTCGCCAGAGTCAGGACGATTCCGCGACAGTACGAGTTATTGGCCGCCTCGTATCGCGACCTGTTACGCAGCACTCGGCGAACCGCCGGCGTCATGCCAGCATCTGCCGACAGCGAGTCGGCCATAGCCCAGTGGTTGAAGTTGTCCTGCGTAGTCTGCGCGGCGTCGTAGCGGGCTTTCACCCGCCGAACCGGCATCTGAACGGCTTTTCGTGCCTGTAAGTCTGCTTTCTTGCGGCCGAAAACTCGGCCGAGCAGTCCCACGCTATACGAACCTTCGGTTAAGCCACATGAGTTCAAGTTGATCCATCGCGTTCAACTCACCGTGAGCAAACGCAGCACCAGCAGGACGCAGGGCGTTCATCCGCAGCCCACGGCTGTGCGGGTTAGAGGCGGCACGCATAGAAGCAACGAACCGCACTGCCTCGATCATCTCGTTGACGCTGCGGGCAGTCATGCTGCCGGTGTCATTGCTCGCGCTGGCTGGGCCTGCCGCATTCGCCAGCAGCGCACTGACCAGCGTGTCCATCTGCTCTTGCGTAATCATTGGCGGCACCTCACAGGTCATCGTACAGAATCAAGGCCCGATCCTCCAAACGCCTCCTTTCCGTATGACTTCCTAGTGGACGGCGTGTTTAGTTCATTTGTTCCGTATTTCTTACGGGGCCCGGCCTGGGGCTCGACTCCTACTGTACGAACGCCACACACTGAGGCCGAGACGCAGCACCCCACTAAGCAGTCGAGCCAGTGGTTGTCCTGGCCGACTATCTTGGTCTTCCATTCATCCACCACCCTGCCCCTCGCCTCCGTCCTGACCGGGGCCTCTGCGAGAAGGTGGTCGATGAGCAGGCCGTGCTCGTAGTCGCTAAACACAGCCAAGCACCCAGGCTCCCCGACAACCGTCTGGAATCTCGCGGTGGCGAACGACTTCCAGAAGTTTGTGTCATATACGCAGTGCCGAACCGCACGCTTTCCGGCAGTGCCTGGGATTCGCCAGTTTGGCCCAACGCGGTCGCCCAGCCGCTTGGCGTATTCGGAGAATGGCAGAGAAGAGGCCCCGACGTACCGGCCGTGCGACGGCATGACGAGGCTCGCCATCGGCGTAGTGCGGCAAAACTGGTACACGATGTCAGTGGACGCGCCCCAGTTCGCGTCAATCATCATCTTCTCGATGCGCTGCGGCGTTCCATCATCGAACCTGTATTCGCGTGTCAGGAGCATGGTGACGCACTTATCGAGTGCCGCGTACAGGTTTGCCTCAAAAGCCGACTCTCGGTGCTCGATCTGTATGGTTTTCTTGGCGTCCCTCATCGTGAAGTAGCCACGGCCCTGCTCTGGATGCGTCCCGTAGTCGATGATTGAGCCGCTAAAGTTGTCCTCCCACGCACAGACCATCCAGTACAGGATCGTCTGCTGGACGTCGATGAACGCGGTGATTCTGGTGGTCTTGGCCGGAATCACGCCTCGCTTGTAGCCGTTTCGCTTCTTGTTAATGACCTCTGCCGACAGCACCTCCATGTGGTCTGTCAGCGACGGCAGCGGCTCGTTCTGGTATTCGGCGTAAAAGGCGTTGTCGCCGCGGTCGCAGCGAATGTTCATCGCGTGCTGGATCGCGCTGAGTTCGCTTGGGTCGTGCCGTGCAGGCCATGAAACCTCTGACCCCTCGTCCATCGCCTCGCGGTTAGTTTCGTAGAACTTTGTGGCGACCATCGTGCCAGTGCCTTCCGCTTGGCCGGCACGACGCAAGTCGAAGTACGAAGCCCACAGGGCCTCATTCTTTGGAAACGCATACACCATCCGCGTGCGCTCGCCCTGCCACGCAGGGTGCTTCGTGCGGTCGAGCATCCTGTCGGCCATATCGTCCTGCTGAACGACAGTGACCGTCATCAAGCCTGCGATCTTCTTGCCTGGGCCTGCGAGGCCGAGGATTGCACCAGACAGGATTGCTTCGCGTGTCGCGCACTGGCTGGGCGACTTGGCCGACTCATCGGTCTGCGGATCGTCCACGAGGATGAGCGACGGGCGAACGCTGCGGCCATCTGGCCTTTTGAACTTCATGCCACGGATTCGGCCAGTGATGCCGCCGACGCGGATGATCCCGCCGGACGCCATCGAGCCAGGAATGGTCGGCAGCACGATTTCGCCTGACGTCCACCCAATGTGCGTGCGCTCGCCGCTGAACAACTGGCCCTTCGCCCTCTGGTGGATGCCCTCCAGAGCGCGAATCGGGCCGGTAATCTCTGACCAATCCTCGTCTAGGAGGTCGTTGTTCTCTAACTCGCTCTTGATCGAGTCGAGCATGTCGGCTGCATGGCCTTCGTCAGATCCGATCAGCGTCACAAACTCATGAGCACCGATGATTAGGGCCCACAGGCAGCCCATTTCACACAAGGTCGTTTTGCCGCTTCCGCGAGGCATCGCCATCGCGAAAAGCTCGCCTTCGAGCACCGCCCTCTCGATCTTTGAGATGACGCGAAGGTGATCTTCTGACCACGGCAAGTGGAACAGCATCGGAAAGTACGCATCGCAGAACGCCCGGAAACTCATGGTCGCGGAGTCTTTGCGTTGCTGGTCTTTAGCGGGGCGAACCCATTCCTCTTCGGCTATGTCTCTGCCAGCCTCAGAGATATTCCTGGCACGCTTGGCCGCAGACGCCTTGACCTTCTCGTAGTCCGACCGTTCGCTGCCGGGCTCGGGCCTCGCCTCGCCCCGGACGTTGAAAAGCCACGCGGCATACCTGACGAGGTGAACCGTCCTGCCGTCGCCAACCTTTAGGCCAGCCCTATTGAGGTGCCGGTAGACCACTCGCGGTGCGATCACCTCCCCCACTGGCGTGCTGTTCAGCACGCGGGCCACT